TACCTTTTGCGCGTTCTTATCCCATTCCACCGATGCAACAACCTTGACTCCTGCTCGCTCAAGAGATAAATCAAAACCACCGACACCAGCAAAGAGTGAAACTGCTGTTCTCATCTTGCCCCCTAACTTTTGTTATCGAGTGCAGTGGCAGGAATCGAACCTGCCGATGAATGACCCCGTATCTCATCGCTCCCAAGCCCTGCGGTGGTTGTCGGTGGAAAGGTAGCACCGACAACCTATGACATCAGGCGATGACGGAAGGAAACCGCCTGATTCAAAATGTTTAAGGCTTTGCTCCTAGTTGAGCAAGTAGAGCTGCAACTTCAGGTGATAATCCTTCTAATGCCGCAGGCACCGCCGCCGACACAGGCGTTGCCATCGGCGCAGGCTTAGCCCCTGATGAAAGATAGGCATTTGCCTTTGTCAATGCTTGCGCATCTGTTGTGGCATCGAGCAGAATCCAAGGCGCGCTCTTGCCAGGTTTGGCAGTGCCTTGGCCTATGCGAGCCAAGACCTTGCTTCCGATTTTTGTCTTTAGCGAATTGCGTAGGGCGACATTGAACCAAAGTAGAGAATTGTATTCTGTGTTTGTATCAAGGTCATAGACATTGACTTCGACTGCCTCGGCAATGCCGTGGACAGTTTGAATCCCTGTCTTGTATTCAGTAGGTGTGATGATGAGCAAGTGATTGGCAAGGTCTGCCACTTTCACTGACTCGTTCTGTGATCCTGGTGATGCGAAGGTCATTCCCCCGACTCCTTTTCTGTTTGTTTGTTCATTTCATCTTCTTCATTATTTTTTACTATGTCATTGAGCGTTACTTCAATGTCGTTTTCATCAGCTTCTTCAGTTGTTTCAATCCAGCAATAGCCAACGGAGCCACCGCGCATTCCAATAAGCCAAGCGATGGAGTTGAGGATTCTTGCTTCCCAATGTTTCATCGGACTAATTACGAGTCGCGGTTTCACCGAAGCATCCTTTCGAGAGGTCTTTTGAGTAAGGCAAAAAGTAAGGACAATAGTTGCAGAGTCGGTTTGCCTTTGCTGGAATCTTCTCCCACATCTGCGGGTTGTTTTCAACATCAATTTGTGCCAAGAGCGCCTGAATATTGTCCATTCGCTCAAGACCTTTCAAGGCAACTGACTCGTCATAATCATAAAGTTCTATGTGCATCTCATCTATGCCACCGCTCGTTGGCAGATAGACAAGAGCGACCTGATTGACAGGCGCTCCCGTCTGCGCCTTGCCATAGCCATAAAGTTGAATCTGTGTGTGATATTGCGCGTTTTTACCTTCTCGGCGCTTGCGCTCCATTGCAGCAGGACTTGTTGTTTTCCAATCTATAACGATGCCACGAACGCTGTCGTATAGATCAATTGTTCCTGTCAGATTGCCACGGATATTGACTCTCTGCTCAACTTCATAGCCTTCAATTTTGGCAAAGACATCTGCTAGATATTTGTGAATTGCAGAACCGACTTGGGCGCTCCAATTGGAGGAACCCATCTCGTTAGTCTTTTCCCAATCCAAGAGCTTGTAAGCAAGTCGCCTTGTGCAGTCGTGGCCGACTTCACTTGGCCCTATGACAACTTGCTTGGCTCTTGGAGTCCAAATTCCTGCCTGCGTAATTATCTCAGACAAACCTTGGCCGAGAGATTTAGCAGCCGAAACTGGTGATGTGAAAGTCATCAATCATCCTCTTCTTCATCGTCATAATCAGGAATTATCGGCACAATTGGCTCAACAGGATTTAGATAAGGAATGCTCATTCTTCATCCTGGTTAACAAGAGTGAATCTGCGATGAGTGCTTTGGACTTGCAGGACATCTAGCACTTGTGGTGGCAAGATTTCCTTGGCGCGTTTGGTGTCAAAGCGCGTTGAGGTTACTGAGGTGAATCTGACTACTTCTCGGCCTCTGTAAAGACCAATTTCATTATCACCTAACGATGCCTCTATGTGGGAGCGAGCTACATCAGCAACTTCTTCCCATTCTTTTATCTTGGCAAGGGCGTGGCGATATTGTTCGAGCCACATTGCGATGTTCTCGTCAAAGTCAACCACGCCCTTCTCTAACTCCATTGACATAACCCCGACCTTTTTCAGTAGTAATTTTTCTTTTTGAAATGATCCCAAGCATTGCAAGGGGTCAAGTGTCGCCTGTGGATATAGGCGAGAGTTGCCACAAGTTGGGCAACTGATGCCTCAGAATGTTTCATTCCGAGGTTGCGATAGGTGGCATCAAGAAGTTGTCCGATGCCCTTTGCGCTTGAAGTAGGGTTTTTGGCCTCTGCTTTCCAGGCGCTTTCCTTACCTAGCAATTTAGTTAGGCAAGAAAATTCTTTCTTTGTAAGCAGTTTCTTTGCCAATTGCTTAGCTTCAACCTGCTTTAGAATAGGTCTTTCTTTGTAGATAATGCTGGCAGGAATTGCCGGTTGTGGCGCAAATGCTGCGTTGACAAACATTGAGGTCATTGCGCTGACTCCAATGATGATGATGATTCCCCTGAGTGTTTTTCTTCTTTGAGTAATTGGGATTCTCCTTCTAATTTCGCGCTTCTCTTGAGAACCTGAGTGACATAACTCAACTCGATTTTCATAGTCGCTGCGATTTCTTTGGGTGTTCGCCCAAAAGAATGCAAGGATCGGATGGCGCTAGCGCGATTAACTCGCCCTGTTTTCCTATTCTTAAATCCTTGCCCAAATCCTCGCTGCGCAGGCGTGGTGCCTGCCCAAATTCCGTGAGGTATCTGTTCCTTGAGCGCGTAGTCCAAGCACTCCTTTCGTTCAGGACAACCTGCGCAGATTGTGCGCACGATTGGGAGGCACTTTGCCTCTTGTTCTTTTGATTCAGGAAAAAATAAGTTTGGGTTGATGATGCCTTTGCAACTCGCTTCAGGAAGAAGTGGTAGCGCAGGATAGAAGTGTTGAAGAACATTCACTGCCTCTCACCTAGCCAGGATTCAAGGTCTTGAATAACGAATGCCCTCTCAATAGAGGCGTTCCTTCTTTTGATAACAACGAATGATGGTGGAGCCTGTTCTAAACCTCTTGCCTTAGCAAAGTTCTTCGCTTCAGCCACAGCCTCATCCCAAAAGGTCGGCAATGAGATGGATTTGCGATTCTTTAATTCAAGCACATAGCTCTTGCCTGCGATGATGGCAATGATGTCGCCTTCATCTCTGCTACCCGATAGTCGCAAACGCTCTGCATTGACACCGCGAGATCGCAACCACTTGAGAACTCCGATTTCAAATGCAGCCCCTTTGCGACCATTCGGGTTAGCCATTACTTGACCAACTCAAGTTTCATCGGGCGACCGGCAATGGCGCGGGCAAACTTCACTGAATCAATAAGAGCCTCGGCCAATGCCAACGCCTCATCCTCATTGATTTGCGCGACCTTGACTGTGACATCAGGCAATTGTTGGCGCACCTTGTCAAGAAGCCTTGCAGCTTCGCCTTCGTTGATAACTTCTAGGCGAGAATGCTCTGCCAAGCGAGATAAAGCCAACAAAGGCACCTGACCCACGACATCTTCCAATAGGTCGAGGTTGGCATCTTGTTCTTCTAAATAGACGACAAATGAGCCATCAGAGGCGTTGTGGACTGAAAATAGGCTCATTCGGAAAGCACCTTCTTGAGCCTGTTTTGGTTCTTAGACCACGCCTGCGCCTGTCTGATACCTTCTCTCAATGGGTCATCGTGGAGGGCTAAAATAGCCCACAGAAGCCCTAGAACGGCCATCAGACCGCCAAAGAGTGCGTATTGCATAAGTTCCCCTTTCGTGTTGCCATAAGTATGAGGGGAAGGGCTGAAATCCTAGTCCGACACGCCGAATGGGTCTATTAGTAGCGTATGGACAAACGCCCACACATAGGCTACTCTAATTCTATTGGGGCGAAAGGTAGTAGCTCCAAGAAACGGAAGAAGAAGATGACAAACAACGCAAATAACAAACACAATTCGGTATATGTTGAGGGAACTTGGTTTTGCTTAACCTGCCACATCGAACTGCCAATCCAAACCGCAAAGCGCACAAAGGCGGTTGCATAATGAATCTCACAAATCAAGACTTTATGTATTTGCACGAATGCTCAATGCAATGGGATGAGAGTTGGAGAGCAAAGGATGGGCGCTTTGAGCCAAGTATCAAAAGTTATGAGTGGCGTTGGGCTTATTGGTTTGATTCTTATCCTGCTCTTCTACTTGGAAGGCAGTTCTTGCAAGACAATGGTTGGGAGTTTGAGGTTGTGTGGGATTTAGGCACACCTCAACAATGGCTCTTGCTGACCAATTACGAATCTATCGAAAGCAAAGGTGATGAAGTTGAAGAAAATTAGAAGCGTTCGTGTATCTGATCAACTATGGCGAAGGGCGCAGGCGAAGGCAAAGTCAGAAGGCAAGACAGTTTCAGAAGCCATCAATGACTTCTTAAAGGAGTTCGTCAAATGACAACTGCCGAAATTGCAACTGCCTTTGCCGAACGCGGTTGGTATGTGATGCCTTGCTATCCTCAACAGAAAACGCCATTCTTTCCAATAGCAAAGCAAGGCTACAAGTCGGCGAGCAATGACCCGAAGGTTGTAAATAAATGGTTTAGCAAGTCACCGCTTCTCAACATTGCCATTGCTTGTGCGCCATCAGGTCTTGTTGTCTTTGATGTTGACTATCGAAATGGCGGAAGCACTGAAGGCTTAGATACCAACACATTCACAGTAGAAACAGGCGATGGTCTGCATCTCTACTATCAAGCCACTGCGCCCACATATCCTGGCAAATTGCGCGATGGTGTTGATATTAAGTTCAATGGATATGTAGTCACCGCAGGATCAATGCACGAAAATGGCAAGTTCTATGAAGTTGTCAAAGACATTGAGCCTGCCCCTGTGATGGGATGGTGCTAGATGAATGGATGGGATTTGCTAATCGTATTCTTCACCGCGTTCTACGCCTTTGCCATCGGCCGAAGCGTTATCTTTTGGCCACTTATGTCAGCCTTCTATGGCTTTTGGATTCCGCTTCTGATGGTTCTATTTATGCCAAAACGCCAACCAAGCGCGGTCATCTTCCCTCAATGGTTTATGGATTGGGCAGGGCCTAAATACATCAACCGAAGAATCAAGAAAATGGAGGAACAGTTCTAGTTATCTTTTAAGGCGCGAGCGATGCCTTCTTCCAAAGAAATCTTTGGTTGATAGAACTCAAGCATCCTAGAAGGATTCCCGACCCGATAGGCAACCCCGACAGGTGCCTTCGGGTTGGTTCTTATTTGAGCCAAATAGCCTGCCTGCAACATCACCATCTCTGCTAGTTGAATGAATGAGGTTGGGCGACCTGAACACAAATTGGCAACCTTGACATCATTTGTGATTGCCTCGAAGGTTGCTTTGACGACATCGTCAATGTGGATGAAGTCGCGCACCTGCGTTCCACGACCCCAAACATCAAAAGGAGTTGCCTTCTCTTTGCCTCGCTTGATAAAAGATGGGAACGGATAGTCAAGGCTCTGATCGCTTCCATACCCGCTAAATGGGCGAAGAATTGAAATCTTCAAGCCTTGAGCGCGAGCATAAGAGGCGAGCATTTCGCCTGATAACTTCGCCCAACCATAGGTCAAGTCAGGGGTGCGGATATGCTCAAGGTTGATGTCAAACTCTTTGAGAGTCTGCTTATATTCTAGTTTTTGCAGATAAATGGGATAAGCAGCACTTGATGAGAAATAGACAATGTGTCCAGGGCGCGTTCGCAAAGCCCATTGGAAGAGGTCTGCATCAATAGCTAAATCAGCAGCAACGCTCAGTGGGTTGCCCTCAATGGTTGCTCGCCCGCCGACAATTGCTGCCAAGTGAATCACCACATCAAATTTTGTGTCATCTTTGGCAAAGAAATCTCTGACATCTCGCCCGTTCTTGATGTCGATGCCTGTGATGGAGTTGCGCTTAGAATCTAAATGCTTCTTGAAATTAGTGCCAACAAAGCCTGCATCGCCTGTAATTAGGATTTTCATTTCCCCCACCTGTCGCTCTCATATTTGTATTTCTCAGTGTTGGCTTCTGCCAATTGAGCATCGCGGTCAATCCTAAAGATGAAGCGGTCATTCTCATCAAGAGCTGCGCCAATGTGGGAAAGTTTAGTTGGCGCATCAAAGGCAATGCCTGTTCTTATTGATTTGCCCTCAATAGGTGTGTTGTAGAACGGATCGTGAATCAAGACTGAATCCTTGACCCTTGGATAGATAATAGTTGCAAGAAATGCTTGGTCTGTGGTGTAGAAGTCGCCAAGGTTATTGTCGGCAATAAGCTCTTCCATATCTCGCAACTTGTAAGTCTTGCCGGCAAACATTCCTGCGCTTATTGAGTAATTGTGACCTATCTTGTGGTCTTTGATGATGTGATAATCAAGACCTGATTGCTCCCATTCTTCGTGCGCTATTCTGTCACGAAAAGACAAGCGAGCATCAGCATCACGGCAGATGACCACTTCAAATTGCGGGTCAGCAAAAGCAAGATAACGCCAAAGCCTTGCGGTGTTATTTTCTACCTCACTCATCCTTACAATCTTCACGCCTTTGACAAGATTCAAAGTGCTTATGACCCATTCATCAACGCTTTCGCCCACATAAAAGACTAAGCGGAAGCCATCCTCAAATGGAAAATAACGCGAGCCAAGGATTGCATTCTTAATAGCTCCGATGTTGTAGCGCGGATTATTGCCATATAAGGAAAAGGCAATTGCTTTCATTTCAATAAATCTCGCAAGAGGACTTGATAGTCCTCGCTCTTGATGTAGAAGTCATAGGCCAAGGCATCGAATGAATAAACCTCACGAGCATTGACAGAGCGATAGCCCTCATCCCACTCGGCTTTGCCTGCTAGTGGATGGCAATGCTCGATGATGACTTGAGGCAGATAAACAAGGTTGCCAAGGTCTTCACCTAACTTCTTCCAAAAGTTGTCTAGGTATAAGTGGCGAAGTTTCGGTGGCACCATCCCGCCGAGGGCGCTGACGATGGCATTGGACATCATCACGGCAGTTGGCAGATTTTGGCCTTGGAGCAGGTCATTGCCATAAGCCAAGCCAGGGGCGGTGCCTATGGCTTTACTCAATGCAATATCCCAATCAGGTGTTCTGAATCTATGGTCATCGCCAATGAAGGTGAAGAACTCGTATTCATTGGCATACTTCTTGGCAGCGACATTGACAGGATAAGCCATTCCCCTTGTGGTGTTTTCAATCTCCAAGATGTATTCGACACCGACTGCGGTGCGATAATTGATTAGTTCCTCATCATCTTTGTCCACAACGAAGAGCAGGTCAGAGCGACAAGAGAACTGCCTGTGTGCTTGCAGAACTTCAACTGCATTCTTTGGCCTGCCTCTTGTTGGCACAAGCACTAGATTATTTTTCACTATCATTGATTTCCCCATAAATAGCGGTGTAAGCCGCCAAGTCGATGATGCTATCTTCGTGGTCAGGTGTCTGAATCAAACGAGCAATTTTGACAAGACATAAACACAAAGCGACCTGTGAAGCACTTATCTCTTTTTCAAGATAAACACTCCACAGGTCGGCGATGCGCTTGTGATTGATGTATGGGTCGCCATAAATATCTTGGCGATCCGTTGCGGTGAGGCGTTTAGCCTCATCCAAAATCTTCCCCGATTTCATTTTCTTACTTACTACCGCGCCCAAACTCTGTTGCCTTTGGGTCTATGGCCTTTAATATCGGGCCAAGGAATGCTGCAACGAAGCAGGCAACATAATCTTTCAAAGGGCGTGACGGGTCGGCGAGATAGAGAGCTGCGACT